AACTGGGGACTCACCTGCTCAACCGTTTCGCGCTCCCCGGGGCAACTGAGGCGGCCGGCTCCCGGATCGGCCAGATTTCCCAATACGCGGTCTATCCCTTTAAGACTGTCAAAGGCCAAATGGGGGTGCTATGGAATCGTCACCAGGAACTTGATCTGAGGGAATCCACCATCGGGGTTCACTGGTTTGCGGCCCAAAGGCTATCCTGTATCAAGGAGGCCTCCTGGACCGGGTTTGAGGATGTGGAACGGGAGCGTCGGTGCGGCGGGGTTAAGTGGGCCTTGCAGCAAACCGGCCTGGTGACCCCCGGTGAAGGCGACTCTGGCCTTGAGTACAACATCATCATGCCCTACATGGACCGCCCGGTGCTGCTCCACAATACCCTCGTGAGCCTTTACCACTGGTATGGGGCCCGGGATGATTGGGAGATTATCATCGTTCAGGATTCCAAATGCGCCTATCCTGCCGACCTGCAAGATGTGGTGGACATGTGGACCCGGCGCGGCCTGGATATTCGGGTGGTAGATCAGGAGGCCCCCGATTCTTACGGCCCTTCCCTGCTGTTCAATCGCGGGGTAGCCGAGTGCCGGGGCCGGTACATCATCCTTACCAGCCCGGAAATCTATCACGAGGCCAATATCCTGGCCGGTTTGGATAAGGAGTTTGAAGCCAATCCGGATCAGTACGTGATCTGCTCTTGCATGAATCGCACCCGTCCCCGGGTCAATCGCAAGATCAAACGGTACGGCGACCTGCAAGGTGAAGCCAGCCAATGGATACAGCACAGCGTCCACCGGCCGGCCCGGTATCATTTCTGTTCGGCGCTCTCAAAAGCACTCTACCTGCAAGCCGGGGGGTTCGATGAACGGTTTGCAGCCGGGTTCTGTTTTGATGATGATGACTTCCGGGAATCGGTGATTAAGGCCGGTATCCCGATCACCCAAAGAGATGACCTGCTTACTACCCACCAGTGGCACGGGCACTGCGCCGTCCCCGACAAAATGGCCCGGTGGAACCGGAACAAGGCGCTTTATGAATCGAAGCATGGCCCTTACCATACTTCAGCGGAGGCCCCGGTGAAACCAGACACGGAAGCCATGACCCGGCCCCGGCGCCCCGGGAGGCGGTCGGTCGCCGTCCTCTGCGTCCTAAAGTCAGGGGGTTACTTCACCCCGGAGTACGTCATTCGCCTGAAAAACATGGTGGAACGGCACACGACCGTCATTCACCAGTTCATTTGCTTGACCGACTTTCCGGGTATTCACGGCTGCAGCTTCCGGGCCTTGACCGCGGACCTCCCCGGCTGGTGGTCAAAGATTGAACTCTTCCGGCCCGATATTGCCGCGGTTGACCGGATCGTCTATTTCGACCTTGATACCCTGATCCTGGACAATATCGATGATCTCCTTGAGCTGGACGGCCCTTTCTACGCCTTGCGCCCCTGGAATCGAAAAAACCTGGTTAACGGACAATGCGGCTCCGGGCTTATGACATGGCAGGCCGGTGCCTATGAGTATTTATTCACCGGCTTCGAACGGTCCTGGATGGCGCGGCCCCTGGGGGATCAGGCTTATATCTCTGCGGTGTTGAGAGAAAAGGGGGAAGAGTTTACGCCTATCCAGGATGCGATCCCCGGTATCTATTCCTACAAGCGAGAATGCCGCCGGGGAGGATTGCCGGATGACGCCCGGATCATCTGTTTTCACGGGCGCCCCCGGGTCCATGAGGTCAAAGATGCCTGGGTACGGGAGGCTTGGCGATGAGTGTGATTCTGATCACCGGGCGACCCGGCTCCGGCAAAACCCACATGGCTTACGCCCTAGCCAAAGAATATGCCGAACGGGGCGAGCCGGCCGCGGTGATTGACGGTGATGAAATTCGGGCCGAAACCGGGGACCGTGATTTTACCGATGCGGGGCGGCGGCGGAACCTGGAGAAGATGGCTCACATGGCGGCAAAATTTGAAGGTCATGGGATCGTGGCTATTGTGGCGGCCGTGGCGCCCAAGCGTGAGTTTCGGGACATGATGCGGGCGATGTGGCTCCCGGGGTCGCGGCTGGTTTATCTCCCTGGAGGGACGCTTTGGGACGGGACGGCGTATGAGGTGCCTGGTGAGGGGGAATTTTGAGCGACTTTGACAATATCATCCTCGTGACCGGGTGCGCCCGAAGCGGAACCAGCATCGTGGGCGGTATCATCAATATGTGCGGGGCTTTCGGTGGACAGATGAGTCCAGGGAACCGGCATAACCAAAAGGGAATGTTCGAAAATGCGGTCATCCGCAATCATATTACGAAACCTTATTTGAGAAGCCTCGGGGTTGATCCCATGGGTCAATGGCCACTGCCGAACCTTGAGAACCTTCTAATCCCGGTTGACTGGCGCCAAAGGGTTGAGCAAGTCTTATTAGACCAGGGATTTGATGGGCAACAGAAGGTTTTTTATAAAGGGGCCAAGATGTGCTTATTCTGGCCTGTGTGGAATTATGCTTTTCCCAAGGCTCGCTGGGTTATAGTAAGAAGAAGAAGCGGTGACATTGCGTCGAGCTGTGAGAAAACAGGGTTCATGTCAGCCTTTGGTAGAAAAGATGTTCAAAGGGCCGTCGGGGCAGATAATGAAAGGGACGGCTGGCTATTTTGGATTAACCACCACCTGTCGTGCTTTCGGGCCATGCAGGACGCGGGACTCGACGTGCGTGTCGTGTGGCCGGAACGGGCCGTGGACGGGGATTTTAGCGAAATGAAGGAATTGATTGACTGGTGCCGACTTGATTGGAACCCGGACGTGCTCGGATTTGTGGATAAAAAATTGTGGAAGGCCCGGAGGAAATAACCTATGGCAAACCGCGTCACTGCCGACGAACTAAAGGAAATCCTGGAAACGGAACTCAGCGACACGATCCTGGACACCTTTATCGGGGCTGCCAATCGGGTAGTCACCGAACACCTGGGGGACGATGCCACGCTGTCGGATGAGCAAAAGGCCGACATCGAAAAATTCCTGGCGGCCCATTTCTGCGCCAGCACCCGGGAACAGCAGGCCCAAAGTGAAAAGGCGGGGCCGACCGGGGGGGCGCAGATCGTTTATCAGGGGGTATTCGGGCTTGGCCTGGACTTCACCGGATATGGCCAGATGGTCCGTATCCTGGACACTACCGGCATTCTGGCCGGGGCGCTGGGTAAACGGAAGGCGAGCGTGTTTGCGGTGCCTTCATTCGACAGTTGAGGTGGGGTCCATGGCGCGATTTCCCGAAAGAGGATTGAATCAGACAGCCGTGTTATGGTCAGCGACCGGTCCGGACGGCTACGGTGGATACCTCTACGGGGAGCCGGCCGAAATCGACTGTCTATGGGTGGCCTCAACTCAGGTGATTACCGACGCCAAAGGGCAGGAGGTGGTATCCCGGGCTTTTGTCCAGGTGAAGCAGGACCTCGAGGAGAACGATTTCCTTTTCCTGGGGACCCTGGACGACCTTGACTCCGGCCAGGAAGATGACCCGGCCACGGTTGACGGCGCCTGGCGGGTGCGGCGGTTCGATAAAAACCCGACCCTCAAGAAGCCCTTGAGATATTTCCGGGTGGCATATCTATGAGCCTAAAAGGACTAGAGGAGGTTGTCCGCAATTTAAACCGTGAGATTAAGGCCATCGAGGGCCGGTCACTCAAGGGATTAATCCGGGCGGCGATTATTGTGCGGCGGGATATGGACGCAACGCCTCCCTTGGTCCCGATTGATACCGGCAACCTGCGGGCGAGCTGGTTTGTGAATCCTGGACACAAGGGTAATAATCCTTTTGTCACGCTTGGATTTTCAGCCAATTATGCCGTCTGGGTACATGAATTAATTGGGGCAAAATTCCAACGCCCCGGGGCAGGAGCCAAGTTTTTTCAAGCGGCATTACGGCGGAATAAGGATAAAATCATAGGAGTTATCGCAGAGGAGGCCAAAATTAAATGAACCCAGCATCAAAAGACCTCTGCGCCATGCTGGCCGCCGCGGGCCTGGGCCTCTCATTCGGCACAAACCTTTTCATTGGCTGGGAGCCGACTGCGCCTGATAATGCGGTGACTATTTATGATACTCCCGGATTTTCCCCGAACTCTACCCTCACGAAAGGAGAAGAGACATGGCTTCCATCGATACAAGTGCGGGTACGCAATCGGGACTATCTTATGGGCTGGACCTTAATCAACAGCATCAAAGAAGTTCTCCACAGTCTGGCACACGAAACCTGGGGCGGAACGGTTTACGACTTGATCCAGTGCGCCCAGGAGCCTTTTCTGTTGAATTATGATGAACATGGGAGGCCGCTGTTTGTCTGCAACTTCGATATTCAGAGACAGTAAGGAAACTTTGACATTCAGCGCAGTTAGTGGTAATGCTTAACAAGACATAGCAGTTCGGTCGTCGGGAGAACCGGGGCCACCTTCCCATTTCGGGATCGTGGCCCCTTTTTTTATCTGACCTCAAGGAGGTGAAGCACATGTCTGGAATCGCTGGAATGGGTACTAAATTCAGGCGTTGGAATTCAGCTACCGGTGAATGGGAGGCAATCGCTGAAATCACCAACGTCGATCTGTCCGGTATGAAACGCACCACCACCGAAGATACTGCTCTGGATACCCCCGGAGGTTATGAAACTTTCATCGGTGGCCTACGGTCTGGCGGCGATTTGAAGCTGTCTATGAATTTCACCAGGAACACATACGACTTGATGTTGGCAGATTTTAACTCCGATCTCAAGCAAAATTACGAGATCGTCTTCCCGGATGACGACGTAACCTCGTTCGAGTTCGAGGGGCTAGTGACTGATGTCCCGTTCAAAATTGACAAAAACAAAATCACCGCAGATGTAACCATTAAAATCAGTGGCCAGCCAGCCATCAACTCCGGCAGCGGCCCGAGCCCGGGTTAAACGGATTAACCGACTACTGGCCCTAATCAGGGGCTTTATCTCTAAACAGGAAGGGGTTTAATCATGGCCTTTTTGACCAAAGAACAGATCCTGGCTAAGGAAAAATTGGAAATTGAGCGCGTCCCCTTGGGGAAAGATCACGTGTTTGTGCGCCAGATGACGGCCCATGAGCACTCGATTTACCAGAGCATGTTGGCCAAGGAAGCCCCGGTACTCGATGAGGCCGGGAAGGAAACCGGGGAAACCACTGTTATGCGGACCCCGGAGGACTGGCCGTCAAAGCTGGTGGCCTGTTGTCTGTGCGATGAAAAGGGGACTCTCATCCTCCAGCCGGAAGATTGGGAGGTCCTGGCACAAAACAAGACCGGCGCCACCCTGGACAAGATCGCCACGGCCGCCTTGAAACTGAACCGGATTAAGGATCAGGAGGCCGCAGTAAAAAACTCCGGAGGCGGCAAGGCCGCCGCTTCGAATTCCGGCTCTGCTTAGAGCTGGGGTATGTGCACCCGGATCACCTGCTGCGGCACTTGACCGCGGCGCAACTGGCAGACTGGCGGGCTTATGACCGGATTGAACCTATCGGCGGCTATCGGGCGGATTACCGGGTGGCCCAGGTCTGTCATTGGCTTTTTCAGTCAATTCAGGCCCAGCGTGGCGACGGTAAACACGTCAAGAGCACTCCCTGGGACTTCATGCCCTGGGGGCCGGAT